TAAAGAAAATATTTTAGACCACAAATGGTTACCAGATCCTTGTGGACCCGTGAGTATGGTAAGAGTTTTCATCATACATTATATGTTACTACTAATTATAACACATAAATAGTGTCACAACAACGTGTGTCATTACACACAAAGTGCTCTTTAGCTTTTATAATGGCAAATCCAAAAATAAAGGTCAAACGTTCCTCCGTTGAGGGAAAAGTACCTGCAGTTACACAATTAGAACGTGGTGAGTTAGCAGTAAACTCATACGACGGAAAAGTTTATATTCTAAAAGATCAGTTCTCTGTTGGTATCGCTACAACAACTCATACTCTCAACCCATGGAATGAACCAAGTGGTGTGGGTGCGGGTATTTCTTATAGTGGTGATGTTACTATTAATGGTAACTTACAAGTTGATGGTAGTGTATCAACATCTAAACCAACCGAAGAAATATTTACTGCCACACAAGGTCAAACAGTTTTTACTGCATCATCTTCTTTACCTACGTATGTTCAAGTTTTTGTGAATGGTATAAAAATCAGACCAACCACAGATTTTAGTAAATCTGGTGCCTCATTTACTTTGGTTTCTGCTGCAACTGCAGGAGATGAGATAGATCTTGTTAGGTTTGACTAACTAAATAACTAAAAAGTAATATGGCAGGACACTTAACAACTGAAGAAAGAAATGACGATATGCTCAATTACAAAGAGGAATTTTTTCTCTATGCTTTGAGACAGTTGGGTCATCCTGTCGTGGAAGTTAATGTTGCTGATGAACAACTAGAATCAATTTTTGAAGATACTGTATCATACTTTCAAAATAGACATATGGATGGTGTTGAGAAAGTATATCTAAAACATAAAATTACAGAAGATTTAATTAAGAGAGTTGGTGGAAGAAATGACGATAATGGAGTGGGTATTGTTACAACTACATCAAGAGATCAAACTATTGTAGGTATTGGAAGCACTGTTCAACATAAGTTTGAAGAAGATTCAAATTGGATTGCTGTGCCTGATCATATTATTGGTGTAGAGAAGATATGGAAGATTGATAGTCGTGCAATCAGCACTAACATGTTTAGTGTAAACTATCAATTATTTTTGAATGAGATTTATTATTTTAGTAGCACTGAAGTATTGAATTACACGATGACTAAAAGATACTTAGAGGATTTGAATTTTATATTGCATCCAGATAAACAGATAAGATATAATAGAAGACGTAATAGAATATATCTTGACACAGATCAAAGTAGTTTGAAAATTGATGATTATCTAATCATACAATGTTATAGAGCACTAGACCCTAGTGAGGTAGGTAATAGAGTATACGGTGATATTTTCTTTAGAAGATATTTTACTTCTCTATTGAAAAGACAGTGGGGACAAAACCTAATGAAGTTCCAAGGTGTTAAGATGCCGGGTGGTATGGAACTAAATGGCAGACAGATATGGGAAGATGGTACAGCAGAACTAGAAAAGTTGGAGTCTCGTATGAATATGGATTACGAATTACCTCCGCTTGATTTCATTGGATAATGGCACTCAATAATTATATTAGACTTACCGGTGTGAGAAATGAGCAGGATCTCGCTCAGTCTCTTATTGATGAGCATATAAAAATTCATGGTGTAGAGTTCGTCTATATGCCACGTTCTTTTGTGAACACAAAAACTGTGATGAGAGAAGTCACTTCATCAAAGTTTCAAAAATCATTTCCTCTTGAAGGATATATTGAGAACTATGAAGGATTCGGAGATCAATATAATTTACTGACAAAATTTGGAGTCAGATCTACAGCAGAGATGCAGATTACTATATCTCAAGCAAGATTTAGTGAGTTGATTACTCCTGTTTTGCAAAAAGAAGGAGGACTTGGAATTGGTGTTCCTGTAAGACCTATAGAAGGAGATCTTGTATACTTTCCACTTGGAGATATATTATTTGAAATTAAACATGTAAAACATACTGCTCCTACATTTTATGCTTTAGGTAAGAACTATTGTTATGTGTTAGAGTGTGAGATGTTTGAACTTGGTGATGAAAAAATTGAAACGGGGATTGGTGAAATTGATGATGATTTTGCAACATTAGGATATAATGTCACAATGTCATTATCGGGTGTTGGTGCAACTGCAACAGCGGTCACATCGTTGGTAAATGGTGGAATCCATAAAATTAAGATATTCAATGAGGGAACAGGATTTACAGCAGATCCCACAGTTCTCATATCAAAACCTAATGGTACTGGTAGAAGAGCAACTGCTGTTGCTATCACTACTTCAAATGCACAAGGTTCTAGATCATTACAAGAATTCAGAATCACAGATCCCGGTTATGGATATACCACTGCTCCAAGTATTACAGTCACTCCTGTAGATGGTCAAGGTGGAGGATTATCTCTAGGAGTTGGTATTGCAACAACAGGTGCAGTTGGTATCGTTACAATGATACTCAAAGGAACAGATTATATTCTTCCTCCACCAATTACGTTTACATCAGCACCTTCAGGTGGTGTGACTGCTATTGGAACTGCAATACTTGTAGATGGTAAGGTAGATAGAATTGTCACAACTAATGCAGGATATGGTTATACAGTAGCACCAATAGTAACTGTTGGTGCAGCAGGTACAGTTGGAGTGGGAACATTCAAGTATGGAATGATTCTTACTGGTAGTGCATCTTCAACAACTGCATATGCTGGAACTTGGGATGCCACTACTGGCACTCTGACTGCTAAAGATCTTACAGGTAAATTCTCAGTGGGAGAATTGATTGTGGGAACAGCGAAGACTACAGGAGAAACTATCGCTTACCGTCTAAATAGTATCAACTATAACGATGATGAGACAAATCTAGATTCGTTCGGGGACAATGTTAGCTTTCAATCTGAGGGTGATGCTATCCTTGACTTTACAGAAAAAAATCCATTTGGTGAAGCATAATGTTTGGAAAGTATTTTTACAATGAGACGATTAGAAAGACTGTAATTGCTTTCGGTACACTGTTTAATGATATCACAATAAAGCATACCAATGATTCAACAGATGCAGTAATATCAACAATCAAGGTTCCTATTGCATATGGACCTATGCAGAAATTTTTAGCAAGAATAGAACAGCAACCTAATTTTAATAAGAATGTAGCAATTACATTGCCGAGATTATCTTTTGAGATTATTTCATATCAATATGACCCTACAAGAAAAATTGCACCTATAACTAAATTTTGTATAGTCCCTAATAGTAGTAAAAATAAAATCAAAAAAGTTTTCATGCCTGTGCCTTATAACATAGGATTCAGACTTAGTTTTGCTGCAAAATTACAAGATGATGCTTTACAAATACTTGAGCAAATATTACCATTTTTTCAACCATCATATAATGTAACTCTCAATATGATAGAGGGTCATGATGAGAAAAGAGATATACCGTTTACATTGAGTGATATATCTTTCAAAGATGAATATGAAGATGATTTCAATACAAGAAGAGCAATCGTATATGACTTAGATTTTACAGCAAAAACATATTTTTACAACGAGATACCTACAGACGAAACTGGTGGTATTATCAAGAAGGTTCAGATCGATTACTCATCTGCTATTAGAGCACCTAGAGAGGTAAGATATGTTGTCACACCTACCGCCACGAAAGATTATAATCAAGATCAAACAGTATCTCTTGCTGCGACACTTGAAGTTGGTAAAACTCTTATGACCGTAACAAGTGGAGCAAGTTTAGTTGTAGGTCAATACATTCAAATAAATTCTGAAGTTATGAGAGTTGAGGAGAAAGATAATGTCTCAATTATAGTTGCTAGAGGTCAATATAGAACTGCTGAAATGAAGCATAGCAACGGTGATATTATAAATCTTATTAACGCTGCTGATCATGCATTGATCGAAGTCGGTGATGATTTTGGTTTCAATAGTGATGTTGATTTCTTCCAAGATTCTAAATTCTTTAGTCCTAGTCAGGGTACTGACCAATAATGGAAAACTTTGATGAGTTAGAAAAGGCAATGAATGTAAAAACAGAGATAGTCAAGGAGACTAAATCTGTCAAAGTCAAACCTGTTAAGAATGAAGGTGATGATCCTCAAAAAGATTACGAATATAGTAGAGCACAATTATACAATCTTGTAGAGAAAGGTCAGGAAGCAATCAATGGTATACTCGATGTATGTCAAGATTCACAGCACCCAAGAGCATATGAAGTTGCAGGTCAATTGATAAAAAGTGTTGCAGACACCACAGATAAACTTATTGATCTACAGAAAAAAATGGTTGATCTAGAAAAACCAACTGGGTCTAGTCCAAAGACTGTAAACAATTCAGTATTCATCGGTAGTACTGCAGATCTTCAAAAGATTATCAAGCAAGGTAATATAAATAAAAAATAGCGATCAATACAATATGGCAAAGTCTTGCCCAAAAGGACAATATTATTGTTACACTGATAAAAAGTGTAAAAAGATACCAAAGGGGTATGTGATCGGTGCTCGCGGTTATTTGCGACAAGAACCACAAGATGATGATTCTAAGAAAAATGGTAATGGCAACGGTAACGGACACTCTAAGTCAAATGGGAGTAGCAGGAATGGT